TTGGAGGTGTCGGAAAGCTCTGAGTCTTTAACCGTTGTCGGTGTCGGTCCCGCGTCTATGCTGCGGATATTGCGCTTGGCTTTAATGTTTTGCTCAAACTCCTTGCGGAGTTTTTCGGTTGCCTCCTTAACGGCAGCCTCAATTTTTTGGTTGACGGACTCCTCGCGCCTCTCTTCTGTCAGTGCATAGTAGGCAGAAAATGCGTTGTGCCACGGGTTCTCATCGATGAATTTCTTTAGCGAGCCATCCTTGATCATCGGCTCAAAATCTTCGTGATCCCCCTTGAAGGCCTCCAGGTTCTTGTTGAACTCCTTTTTAATGCCTTCTTGCTGCTGAGTCTGCTGAACCTTTGCGTTCTCTGACCGATAGGTCTCCATCGTTTCGTGCTGTATTTGTGCAGCGAGGTTTCCCATGAACCCGACCATATCGTCATCGAACCAATCCTGAAGTTCGTTTTTCGACATGGTGGCCATGTTCTTGTAATTAGGTTTTGCGCCGTCATTTGATTCTGTCGACGGCTTTGTGGCCTTGATGATCTCAAGTTGGCCCTCGAGGTTGGCGATTTTGGTCTCGAAACCCTGCCTGAGCTGGTCTACCTCAGACTTGTGCTGGTCGATCTTTTCCTTGAATCGACTGTACGGAATGTCTCCGTGCTCGTCCTCTTTCGGGGTTTCTTCGCCACCCTCTTTGCTTTTGCCTGGTTCAGCGCTGTCAGCTTTGGTTGCGGTTTCACCCTCTTTCGCGGGGCCCTCGGTTTCAGCACTTTCGCTTGGCGCCTCAAACTCTGCCGTGCTGAGAAACTCGCCTGACTCCATCGGAACTGACGGGGTTCCGGTATCGTTTAACGTCGCTTCCTGATCTTGCTCTGCCATCTTTAAATTCCTTTTGTTTGGGTTGGTGCCGGATGCGATCCCGGCTTACGTCGACCAATAAAAAAACCCGAACCAGAGATTAATCTCCAATTCGGGTTTCCAAGACCTATATTAGGTTGGGTTAAGACCCTATGTTTTTAACAAAAATTATTGCGTCGGACACCACTGTGCTTGTCTGCTAAAACATTGTTTATTGCGAACCAACCTGGTTCATCTAAAGATGTAATCTCATGTAACTCATTGAGATGTCCGAATATATTAAAAATATACTCGCTTGGCGTCGAAACCATAAAGAGAACCGTCACTCCATTGTTTTCAATATTGGAAAGGCTTTCTGTTTCTTCTGCCTTATACGCCCTGTCCATGTCTCGGTAGTCATCCATCCTAAAACCCTGCCGATGGCCAAAGTTCTTCACAAAGGCAATTGCGTAAATGTTCAGACATCATCTCGCCTTGCCGATTCATGTGGTCCATGAATTCTTGAGACGGCCTATAATGAGCTAGATCTGCACCAACATCTCGATACGCCAACTCTTGCAACTCTTTTAGATAATTAAGTGCATTAACGAACTCTATAGGGGCTGACAAAAGAAAATGAACAGGCACACCATTAGCTCGCCGTCTCTCGGCCTCGGCAATCATGTCGATTGTAATCTCGCGCCGGCCGCTTTCATTGACAACCTGTCTTATGTGTGGGTCGAGTATCATGTTACTCCTCTTGGTAGCCTGATGGAAGACAACCCTTGTCCTGGCAGCCCGTTAGACTCCGCTATAACCACCCCCGGCGTCCCGTTGGTCGGGCATTGGGCGGGGGGCGCACTTACCCTTAGCCGGTGTCTGTTGCAATGTCGGAGCCTTACCCCACAAGGGAACCACAGATATGCTCTCCGAATCCGGGCTCATTGCAACACAAGGGTTGTCTATCATTAAATCACCTTTTCCTTGAAGTCCACCCTGGTTATGCCGCCTTGGGATATATGGATCTCTATCCGGCCTGTCTTCTTGTCTTGTAGAATAACACGCTGAAGAAAGTCAATCAAATCTTTCAGTTTTCCCTTGGCATCCATCACTTGGCTTTTGCCTTACCCCCGGACTTCTTTTTGGCGGCCTTATTCTTTGCCTTGGGTTTCGGTGCGGCCTCATCTCTGGCCTTGGCGAACTTTTCGGCCGGAACCTCCGGTTCTTCGTAAAGGTCCTCGTCGGCCATCATCTGATCGATGAGCTTCTGGCGCTCTAACGCGGCGGCATGGACGATCTTGTCTGTTGAGGGGACTTCACCCTCCACGGTGGCCTCAATACCCATGCCGTTGCGCTGAGTGTCGACTACCCTGAAATATCCTCTCCCGGTGTTGTTGAGATGTTGCTGGGCAAGAAACCGGTCGCGCCCTACTGCCGATTCGATGATGGGAAAATCCCCGTTGATTTGTATTTTTCTCATATCTCTATCCTGTGCCTTTCCTGAAATTTACGCCAAACCTCTTTGTTCACCCTCGACATATCGGGAGCTTGAGGCCTCATTGGTTCGTTATTTTCAAGTGGCCGGATACCTTCTGACTTCATCCAGGCCCTGTAGTTTGATCTGTTCGGGTTCTTGATGAATTCCTGGGTGGCAGGGCTCGGGTTGTCCTTGTCGACCACTTCCAGGACGGACTTTAGCCAATCAGCATCTTCGTTGCCGGTATAGCATTGTCCGCACGATATGATCCGGTTGGCCTGAGCGCCACACTCGCAAGGAACGGATATTTCATCAATTCCGGCGATAGCCTCGAATATCTTATCGCATTTTGGGCATTCATGATCGTAGATTGGCAACTTTCATTCCTCCAATATCGACAGCCTTCACAATCTTTGCTTCTTGGCCGTGGCTTCTCCCGGACTTCAAAAGATCTATAGCGGACTCAAGGCTGTCTGCCTCAATGAGTTCCCACCCCTCAACGGCACCATTGTTTACAGCAAGAAATACGGAGTCGCCTTCATCTTTTTTTTCTGGAGTGTAATATTCGCACACCCCATTTTTACCGACCTTAACACTTTTTAGGTTGCAAAACCCTCCGCTTCTTAGCTTGCAATCAGCATCACACATGAGAACAGAGTTTATTCTTCTTCCAAGTGAATCCATATTAAGGTGCCTCCCTACACCTTGTTGTTCGACCCCATACCACTTTCGTTGTAAGGGCCCTTGTCGGATTTGACGCCCTGTGCCGCCTTCACCCCAGCATTGAAACCCCCGAGAAGCTGTTTTTCCCTGTTGTCGGAGATCATGGCGTCTATCTTGGTCCAGTTCTGCTGGACTATCTCGGCGTCGAACTGAATACCTGCTATCTGAACTATCTGCTTAACCTTCTCGGTCTTGGATCTTTCGATGTTAAGCATTATTTCGGACTGTTGCTTGTTAAGTTCGATCTGTTTTTGAGCGTTCTCCATCTCGGCAGCCGGATCCTTGCCGGTCATCATGGCCTGGAGCATCATCGGTATGGTGGGCATCTTGCCGGTTTTGAGGGCCTTTTCGATCTCCTTCATGTCGGCGTCGGCCACCATCTTCAGGTACTGCAGGAACTGCGGAGGCGCCCCCAGCGCGCCGAGCTTTTTAAGCAGATCTCCCAATGGGCCCATGGCCAATCTCTTGGTAAGGTTCTTTCTGTCGGGCCACTCAAGGCGCTTTAATAGCTCCTCTCCGTCGATGGCGCCGAGCTTGAATAGCGCTATGGCTTCTTCGCGCTCCTGGATCTTCGCCCGGGGCATTGTCGAACCAGACACGACCGTCATTTTTGCAGGAGCTAGCAGGATGGAGGATGTTACCGCCATGGTCTGATCGGCACCGTCCTCCTCGTAGGTGATCCATCGCTCCTCGGTGTACCAGTTCTGAGCAAGACTGACGAACATCCGGCCGCGTTCCCTGATCATCTTCGAGTAGTTCCGGATCTTGCCCTTGAGCATTGTAGATGCGCGCTCGAGAAGTGCGGCGATCGCTTTATAGGCGATAACCTCCCGGCCAGGCTTCTGTGCTTGCTCGATCTCGAACGAACCCGAAACGGTATAGAACAGGTCCTTGTAGATATCCATTACCGTGACGAGTTCTGCCGGTATGTTCGGAAGGTCCATGTACCTGATCGCGTTGGCGACCATGGCGTTTGCGGGACGGATGATCCCAGGGCGGTTGGTAAAGGCGGTGTTCGGAACCCCAGAGTCTTTCGGGTTGATGATTTTCAGCCGGCTGGCCTTGTCCTTCATCATTGTGATCTGGGAAAGGGACTTGTTGACTTCCACGTTGAGCTGTTCGAGCTGCTCATAGTCGGACATCCCCCAGGCACTGACATCGTTGTTTATGCTGGATGTGATAGAAAACGGGAATTTATCGTAAAGATAGCAGTTTACGACCTTATCAAGGGGTATGTTGGGGTTAATCGATGGGTTGCTCATGTCGCTGAGAACGACCTTGCCGGCACAACAGGTTTGAATCCTTCTGATGTTGCCGGTGTATTTCGATACCATGACTTCTTCAACGGCATTTCCATCGGCGTCGAGCTTAGGTGGTCCCGGAACCTTTGTGTAATCCTTGACCCATGCTTCAACGACCAGAACCTCGTCACCCTCCTCGCCTCCGTCGCCAGCAGAGTTGACAACGTTTTTGATGGCAGAAACAAAGGTTGATAGATAGCCCTTGTCCTTGCCGGATGCGCTCGCGGCTATCTCGCGGCGTAGATCGCCTATTTCTTTGAGGATCTCACTGTCGGCAACAATGTGCTCTGCCATTTCAGGCCATCGCCTTCTGGCCTCTCTGATAGACATTGGATAATAATGCAAAGCGGCTTCGGCCTTTCGGATATCCGTGCATTTGACAGGATAGATACCGAAATTGAAAAGCGGAACCACCTGAGTCTCGACCTCGCCGATCAACTCTATCTCGTCGTTGAACACGCACTTTTCGACAACGGCGCCCTGTTCCTCTGCGCTTCCTACAGACATTTCGAGAACGTGCTGCTGCTCCTGGTCTCTCCACCAGTGCTCGCACGTTCTCAGCATGGCGTCATAGGCGTCCTCATTCCCATCGGCCGAACCAAGCTTAGACACATTGAACGTCGGGTTGTTGTCGGTCAGCATGTTGACCGTGCGCTGGCGGTGGCTGAAAAGGAGGTTTGCAGTAACAAGCCCTGGTTTGCCTGCTTTTTGCTTCCAGTGCTTGTTTCGCGTGAGTTCCGACGCTCGATTCCACTTTTCCGGAAGCCCCATCTCGTTTTTGTCCTCAAGGATCTCGACAAGGATGTCGAAAGCAGTGTAGCCTACGTTTTCATGCCCCTCCGGAGGTATAAGCTCGCTTTGCTGGTGATTTATTGTCGGTACGTTATCGTCCATCAGTCACCCTTCTTGCAAAACCTTACATGGTTGACGAAACCGGATTTGCTTTTGAATTCAGTCTCAAGCTTTCCGCACTTCGGGCACTTATCGGCCACCTCTTTACCGGGAATACCTGACATCTCGGATTCTGCAACGACCATCTCTTTCTGGCCGTCCTCATCAATATCATCGGGAGCAACGTACCAGACTGTATCATCATCCGTGTCGGGGTAGTCTTCTCGAACATATAGGCGTTTCCAGCCTTCGTCGGTGAAGATCTTGTCGGGACCACCCTGCTTGTTGTATCGATCCAGGTCCTCCGGAAGAAACATAAACGGAACGCGCCGGCATCGTGGGCAAATCATATCCTTCCAGTCCTGTGCTGATGGAAACGGCGCCGGCACACCTCTCTCTGGGTTTGGAGACCCGAACATGGCCCCCTTGAGCGGAAGGTAAACCCCGTTAGCGGTGGCCATAACCGAATGATCACCCGGGCGCATGAAGTCTGTTACCGGATCCCTGATGGCGCATATCTCACAATGGATTTTCACTTATCGGCCTCCATGATTTTATTTCTAGCGATTTCCAGCTCTTTTTCGTTGTTGGCGACGCACACGAAGCGAGGACGGCCCATGGCCTTGCTGATGTTGATACCG